TACTGCAAGTGCAGCATGTTCGTCACCAACAAAAGTTGCTGTACCACTAACTGCTGCTTGGTCAAATGTATCTGTACCTGTACCAGCTAGTGTGTTAAGAGATGCTAGGACCTCTTGGTCGATCTCAGCAGTAATCTCTTGAGCAAGTGCTGCCATGATTTCTGCTTCAACGTCGATGCCGTGCTGCGACTGTGCGTCTTGTGCGGCTTCGAATGTCCAACGTGCTGATAGCTTACGTGTTTTAGCTTCAACAGTTTGCTTTAAGATCTGAATTGACAAACGGTTACCCGCTGCGCCTTCAAGTGCTGCTGTAGCGTCTGCTTTTGCACTAGTAGCGTTACCACTATATGCTTCAGCAATCTTAAATGGACTTAGTGCTTCTTCACCAGCTACTGCACCGCTTGCGCCTGTGCCTGCTGTGTCGCTATAGCGAACACGTAGCGTGTGAATCTGGCCAACTGGGCCAGTCATTGGTTGTACGCCTACAATCTCATTTGCGATGACTGTTGGCATAACACGTCTGATCACTGGAAGGATCACACGGTTTAGTGTTGCGATGTTACCGGCAGATGTAGCACCCGCAGTTGCAGTTTCAGCCAAATACCTACGGGTATTTTCTAGGGTTGAAGCCATTACTGCTTTCTTATTGCCTTGAAGGCCTTCAAGAAGTGCTGACTTGGTATCATTCCAACGACTTTCGAGTAGTTCTGACATTGGTATCTCCTTATTATAATCCAGCTAAACGCTTTAGATCAACAACATTGTTGTCTGCGTCTGCTTTGATGTCATTTGTTTGTGTTCGGTTGCCTGTTACTTCTTTTGCCTCTGATAGTACTGCCTTCTTCTTCGCTGGAGTATTACCGTCTATTACCGCCGGCAGGTATTTGTCAAACGATGCTCTTAAACGAGATGTTTGAACTGATTCCAGTAAGTCTGTCATAATGTCACGTTGGTCTTTGCTTAATGGCGAAACCAATGCATTAATAGTGTCTTTGCGGGTGTTTGTTTCGTTAATCGATTTAACTTCGATTGACTTTGCTTCCGCAAGTTTGATCGCTTTAGCCGCTGCTTGACGTGCTTCTACAATTTGTTTGTCTTTTGTATCTACAACTTTAAGCAGTTTTGATGTTTCTGAACTTTCGTTCAAATAACTGTGTTGATATTCGTTAGCAAATGCTTCGAATAGCTTACGGCCAAAATCATTTTCACGTGCTTGATCAATATCTTCTTTCAGTGCTGAAATTTCTTTCTTAAGTCCTTTTGACACTGTTTCTGATACTAACGCTGCACTTTTCTTAATAAATTCAGTTTTGACTTTATTAACGTGTGCTTTGCCTTCACGTACTAAACGTACTTTTGTTTCGGCAAGATCTTTTTTGTCTTCATAAAACTCTGCAAGTTCTTTTGCAAGTGATTCAACTACAAACTCTTCTAGAGCAACAAACTTGTCCTTTGTTACTTTTTGATCTGCGTGTAGTTCCTTGATTTCTTTTGCTAGTTGTTCACTAACAAATGATTTCATTAGATTAGCATTTTTACGCTGTGCTACTGCAAACTTAGCTTTTGCTTCTGCTAGTTGTTTGCGGTCATCTTGGAATTCTGCAATTTCTTCACTAAGTTTTTCTGTCATCATAGCATCAATGGCTTCCACCATTGTTGTTTTATCATGTGCATATTTCTTAGCAAATTCTTCACGTAGTTCTGCGGTAGCTTGAAGTTTATTTTCTTCAACTTTAGCGTTCCATGCTTCCTCTAGTTCTGAACGCACTTCTTCCGATAGTGCTGAGTTTTCGAAGAGTGATTTAAGTGAGTCTAACATATGATCTCCTCTCCTAGTTAGCGGAGTTTGCTTATTACATCTAACAAGCTCTCTTTTAAATATTTTTGTGCCTTTTTATCGCCTTGTACTTCCCTTGATGTTAGGAACGCCTTATATCCACCATTGCTGTTCATAAGGTGTTCGTAAATAGGTGTTGGGTAGGCGCCCGGAGCACTTGGCTGGGCAACTACATCTACTGTTATAATCTCAAAATCGGAAACTTCTCCATTGCCACTTTCGCTGACATTACCACTACCTCGCGATGAAACACCTAGTTTAACACCTGCTTCAAGCATTGTTTTAACTAGTTGTCCCATCGGAGTTGGTAGTATTTTAAGTTTACCGTAACCGTTTGGGCCATCCATCCACATTTCTGTGATCATATGGCTTACACGGTCAATGTTTATATTAAGTCCTTCTGGATGATCTACTTCGCCTAGTACTGAATAACCATTGCTAATCTGCTCGTTGAGCGTGGTGACAGCCCTGCCAATTTCGTTAACGGGATATACACGTTGATTTGCGTTGCGTACTCCGCCTTGAATACAAATACCTTTCATATAAAGATCCTTGCCTTCATTAGCAGACTCAACAATCACTTTAGCTTGGTCAAAACTCAAACTTTCACTTAGTAAATTCATCAATCAGTCCTTACTTCGCTCTTTTTGGAGCGCCATTTAAAGGTGAACCTGCGCCTGCGTCTTGGTTAGGTGCAGCACCTTTCTTCTCGGCACCATGGCCGGGTTGGTTTGACATTTTTGTCGCCCCTTTAGCACCAGGAACATTTACGTTCTTGGTATTCATATCTTTTGCACTTGGAGCAGCTAGACCACCTTGTGTTCCGCCTGTTCCGCCGTCGCCACCTGCAACTATGTTAGCACTTGTGCCACCCATGTTGTTTGGTTTTGCTGTTGGTGATGTTGCGTTTGCGCCGTTGTCGCCCATTTTTGCTGGTGCTACTTTGTCTGCATACTCACGCATTAGTTCTGAATTTGACTTTGGAAGTTTTGATTCTTCTACTTCTTCGTCAGTAGCTTCTTCAACTTCTTCGTCTGCTTCAAATGCCATTGCTTCTTCTGGCTCTTCTTCAGCATCGTCTGTGTCCATGTCAATAGCCATTGCGTCATCGCCGCCCATGTCCATGTCATCTCCATCATCGCCAGCTTCGTCGCCCATCATATCTGCAAACTCTGCTTTAAGAGCTTCTAGTTCATCTTCTAGATCTTCGATACGATCTTCAACGTCTCCGCCTTCGTCGCCCATGCCCATGTCATCGCCAGCTTCGTCGCCACCCATGTCCATGTCCATGTCCATTTCACCATCGTCTGCGCCTGGCATTTCGATGTCCATTCCTAGTTCGTCAGCTGGATCACCACCTTCGTCAAACATACCTTCTTCAACTTCATCAGTTGCTTCGTCTAGGTCTTCATCTGATTCATCTAGATCTTCGTCATTTGACTCGTCTAGGTCTTCATCTGATTCATCTACTTCTTCGTCAGTAGCTTCTTCAACTTCTTCATCAGTTGTTTCTTCTACTTCTTCGTCTTCAAGTAGACCTTCATAAATATCTCTTGATTTTTCTACCACGATTTCGTGGAATAATGCTTCTGCACCTTCTTTGTCTTCATTTACAAGACGCTCAAGCATTTCTTCAAACTTGTTGCGATCAGTCATGTCATTCTCCTTTATTGTCAAGGCTGTCTATTATATTTACACTCTTTTGTAAATATGCGTGTAAAATGGGGTCAAAACGACCCGTTTTATATTTTTTATTGAAAAACTTTACTAAATTCCTCATATGTTATATGCGATAGATTACTTAAATCCCTTAAATGATCTGGAATATAATCTTCTATTGAGCTTAGTACTCGGTAATATTTAGTTTTTGGATGCTGGTTTATACACATCATTGTTTGTCTTTGCCAGTTTCCATAGTACGTTGCTCTATCATTAACGTTTTTATAGTTTCTACTACCTGCATATATATTATTAACTAGTTGATTATCTTTTCCTAAACCTACATAATCAAAACCTAATATGTATATTTCGTTATGATCGTTTTGACTTGCTAATAATAAGGCAGTTGGACCGCTACTCCATCCTTTATTTGGATGCATAATATTAATATTAGGTGTTCTTTCAGTTAGTTTGTTTCTATTTGAATGAACATTGTATTTTAAGTGATAATCAGTTTCGCTAATTTCGATAATCATTTTAGTATCAACACATACTAAATGATCTGGCACAAACTCTCTATACAAGCCGTTACAGCCGTATGTTGTACCTTTGTTTTTTAAGTTATGTAAGTTGATTGCAGAACGGCTAGTACCGTTTCCAAGTACAAAAGCTATTTTATTTGACATTAGATCCCGCCAGCGGCTGCTTGTGCTGCTAGACCGTACATTTGTCTAACATAATTAAGATCCTTGGCTTTTTGTTCTGTATGAGTATCAGATGCTTTACGGGCACGATTGATATCTTTTAGAGATAGTCTACTTTTTCTATTGTCGTCAACTTTAACAATACTGGTATCGTCCTCAGCATTGTAGGTGTCGTCCTCAGTAGGCTCCATTGTTTCTCTATCAAAGTAATATAGTTCTCTAAGTATCATAATGTATTTATATCGTTTGTGCCGGATTTGGTTCTGCACCACCACCGCCAAGTTCGTCTCCGGTATTTGTTTCAGGTGCAGTATCAGTGCCGCCATCTATTCCGCCTAAATCGTCACCTAACTCGTCTTCAAGTCCTCCAAAGTCGCCTGCAAGATCAGCACCGCTTAGTCCAGCACCTCTCATTTCGCCTGCCATATCGTCTGTAACAAGATCAGTTAGGTTTTCGTCATTTTCTTCACGCCATAAACGTTCGTTCTCTGCTATCTCTTCTGTACTCAATCCTAAGAATCTTTCAAGTGCAAATCTATTTGATATATATGGAACTGCTGCCATGCTTGTAAATGTACTAATACGGTTGTTATCAAGTTCTGCTTGTCTATATGCTGCAAAGTTTTGTGGTGGAGTTAGTCTTAAATCAAACATTGCATAATCAATGTTTGCACCTTTGCTTTGTAAATACAGTTTAAACTCACTGTTAAAATCTTCAGCTACCATATCCTGCAAACGTTCGCAGTATTTGTTAAATCTTAACTCTTGTATGTATGCTGTGCCAACACGGCCATCGTTGTATTGACTTGCCCCATCGTCTGCACCTGTGGGTAAGTAACTGCTAGGAATACGCAATCCGCGAACCAGTTTGTTAGTAAAGTACCTAAGGTCATCAATCTCTCCTAAGTTAGTACCGCCGGGTAGTGTTTCAACTTTTGAACCACGTCCTTCAGCAGTTTGTGGGAAGAAGTAATCTTCGTTGATTGACAGAGGGTTATATGAACTGTCTATGACATTTGTGCCACCACCTGTCTTGGATGGGATACGTCTTTGGTGTATTTCCGTCTTTACACGCTCCACAAACTGCATAGCAAGGTGTGATGGCATGTTGCCCACATCAACGTAGAATACTCTGCGCTCTGGCGCACGTTGTACACGATAGATAATAATAGCATCTTCGAGTAATTCTTTTTGTTTGTATACTTTAAATATACTTTCTAATAAACTGTTACCAAAAGGATAGTTTTGATCCAACCCTTCACTTAAACTCAAATGTAAAACATGTTGTGCATCAATGTATGTTTCGTCGTGTTCTTGAGCAAATCTACTAGTATTGCCACTAGGTGTGTGATTATTTCCTACACCTGTTCCTCGTTGAACTTGCTGATAGCCGTTAGTACCGCCTGGACCATAACTATTCTGTGTGTTCAACGGTGTTGCTTGTAATGCGCCAAATGCAAAGTTTAAGTTTTTCACAACATACTGTTCGGGCTTCTTACCTTCGCTTTCGTTGACAATAACTTTTGTAATCTGGCCAGGATCAACATGAAATAGTTTCTGTGTTTCTGGATCTCTAATAAAAAACTGATCACCATATTTAAATGCATTACGAATAGTTCTAAACATACGTGTTTCAAACTTGTTTAGTTTGCACCACTGTTGTAAGTACTGCCCGATAACCTGTACTTCACTATTAGTCGGTGCGCCTTTGAAATCAAGTTGAAAGTGTGTGTTGTTTTGTTTATTCTTTTGTGTACAAAACTCAGCCAAGATATCAAGTGCAGCATTAACTTCGCTGTCACTATCCATAGTGTTGTATTGATTGTAACGTTCAATACGATTAGGAGAGCCAACATACACGTCAGGCAAGTGTGATGAATAGTTGGCCGCTGCTGGGCCTATTCCGTTAGATCCTTTTAAACTAAAGGGACTGTACCCTCCGTTTGTATTATCACTTGTAGGAACTGGAGTAAAATGTTTTTTCCAACTCATATTGTACCTTTCAGCATATTGCCCTGTAGACTCTTTGTAGCTCTAAATGTTTTTTGTTGCGCACTTGCTGAGGATGATTCTATAGTTACAAGTGTTTGTAACTGTTGTATCATTGTATCAAACTTACTTGTCATTAAATTACTCATTTGTTCTGCAACATTATTATTACTTATCGTATTTTGTCCATTTGCACCATTGTTTTGAACACTACTATCAAGACTTTTAATACCTTTCATAAGATTTTGCATAACACCCATACTGGTGTTAGCACTCATAACATTTGCTGGTCCACTAATAAACTCAGGTCCAGCTTCGCCTACCATTCCAAATTCATTAGCACCAATCTCACCGCCTTCGGCAAAGCCTCCACGGTAACTTGATCCCTCGGATTTGTATCTTTCTAGTTTAGCAAGGGTTGAATCTTGTACTGCTCTTAATCCATCAATTGAGTTTACTATTGTATCACTTAAATTGGTTTCAGCTTCTGCAACTCTGGCTCCTGCGGCTTCGGCTGCTTCTCGTGCTGCTCGAACTGGTGGATCTAGCGCATTAAGCCCTTGTTCAGTTAGTGTTGCTAACTCTGCTACAGAGGTATCTAAAGCTGCGTTTGCTGCTGCTACTTCTGCTCGTGCTGCTTCTACATCGTCTTGTGTAGTTGTTGCGGTGCCTTCAATATTAGCATCAGTTGTTGCACCTGCACCTTCAACTGTTGCACCAAGAGCCTCTGCATTTGCATTTGCCGCAGCAGTACCTTCTTGTATAAAGCCATCTGTTGGCCCTAGAGCGTTTCTAAATACTTCTTTGTTATCCATTGATTCGGCTGCATTGAATATGTTGTTGATGGCGCCGCCAAGTTCACTAGCAATAGTTTCTGCACTAGGCATAACTTCTGATATTTTTTCTAATGCAGCAACAGCAACATTTTCAATGTGAGGAATAGTAGTTTCCATTACTGTTGTTGTTATTTCACGTAAGTTTTCTTGTATAGCAATCGTACTGTCATATATACCAGTGGTTTGTTCCATCTGACGAGCTTGCTCAGCTAGTATTTGAGTATTCAGTGTTTCTCTAGCTTCTTCTGCTGACATAGT